AGCAATGGGGATATTATGAACCACAAGGCTATGAAGCACCTTTACTTGGTAGACAATGGGTATGGGGCGTGACAGATTGTTGGAGTCTAGTGAGAGATTATTACAGGAAAGAAAAAGCAATAAATTTAGTTGATTATGAAAGACCTATAACACCAGAAGAATTTATGAAAAAACCATTATTTGAACACTTTGCAAAGACAACAGGATTTAGAGAATTAGAACCAGATGAAAAGTTAGAAAGTGGTGATGTATTGTTGATGAGCATTTTAGATTCAACCCTAAATCATGTAGCTATTTTTCTTGGTGATGATGTTCTTCATCATTTAACCGATAGACTATCTTGTAGAGAACCATATTCTCAATGGTTGCTAAAATGTACAGGAAAGAGGTATCGTTATGCTCCGTAAAATAAAATTATATGGAGAGCTTGCAGATTTTGTAGGGCATAAAGAATTTGAAGTAAAGGCAGATACATTAACTCAAGCTGTTAGTTTTTTAATAAATAATTTTCAAGGAATAGAAAAGTTTATGAGTCCTAAATATTACCAAGTAAAAGTTGGTAATTATGCAATAAATGAAGAAGAAATAACACATCCTATCGGACAAGAAGACATACATTTTATTCCTGTTATTACTGGTGCAGGTCGTGGTTTTGGAAAGATATTATTAGGAGCAGCCTTAATTGGTATAGCATTTTTGATGCCAGTAGCATCTGGTGGTTTAGGTTTGGCTGGTGGTATTAAGGCAGGTTCATTAGCAAAAGTTGGATTTCTTACAAAGATGGTTGCAGGTGTTGGTGCAAGTTTAGTTTTGTCTGGTGTATCTGATATGTTGTTCCCTCTTCCCGAAACACCTGACTTTGAATCAACAGAAGATCCTAGATTGTCATTTAGTTTTGGAGGAACGCAGCAGACAGGGCGTAGTGGAACTCCAGTACCTTTGGTTTTTGGAGAAATCTTTACTGGCTCAGTGGTGATCAGTGGTTCTATAGATACTGAACAGGTACAGGCATGATTGAAAAGAAACATCTTATTAGAGGTGCAAAAGGGAACGATCCACCTCCTTCTCCTCCGCAACCGACAAGAGAACCTGATACTTTACACAGTAGACAGTTCGCCACTTTCCTTGACCTTGTTTCAGAAGGAGAGATAGAAGGTTTTGCAACAGCATCAAAAGAAGGAAGAACAAAAGGTACAACTGCATACAATAATGCTGCATTGAAAGATGTTTTTCTGAATGACACTCCAGTATTAAGGTCAACAGCAGATTCTACAGATCCACAAACTACAGATTTTAACTTTCAAGATGTAAAATTTACACCTCGTTTTGGTACTGGCAGTCAGACAAAAATAGCTGGAATTGAAAGTAGCGTATCAACTACAAGTGTTGGTGTAGATGTTACTGCAAGTACTCCTGTTACCAGACAGATAACAAATACAAATGTTGATGCCGTAAAAGTGTCTGTTACATTTCCACAACTACAAAAAGCTACCGATGCTGGAGATTTATTAGGTGCAGAAGTTCAATTACAAGTAGCAGTTCAATATAATTCTGGAGGTTTTACTACTGTTTTAACTGACACTATTAAAGGTAGAAGTGGTGATGCTTATCAAAAAGATTATCGTGTGAATATTACTGGTGCGTTTCCTGTAGATATAAGAGTCAGTAGAGTTACAGCAGATAGTACTGATACCAACCTAAGAGACAGTTTTCAGTGGACAAGTTTTGGTGAAATTATAGATGATGCGTCTACTTATTTAAATAGTGCATATAGTTCAATAAGACTAGATTCGATGCAGTTTAGTTCTATCCCTGCTCGTAAATTTAGAATTAGAGGAATAAAGGTAAGGATTCCAGGTGCAGGTGCTTCTAGTTCTGGTACGCCTTCTGTTCATAGTACAACTGGTCGTATTGTTTATCCTGATGGCTATATTTTCAATGGAGTTATGGGTGCTGCGGTATGGACATCATGCCCTGCAATGGTATTACTTGATCTGTTAACTAATACTAGATATGGCTTTGGTGATCATGTAACAGACAGTTCTCTTGACCTTTTTAGTTTTGTAGCAGCTAGTAAATTTGCTAATACTCTTGTAGATGATGGTTTTGGAGGACAGGAAGCAAGATTTAGTTGTAATGTAAATATTCAAAGTCCACAAGAAGCTTTTGATCTTATAAATTCTTTGTCTGGTGTAATGAGATGTATGCCAATATGGTCTGCTGGAACAATAACAATTACACAAGATAAGCCTGTAGATCCTAGTTATTTATTTAGTTTGTCTAATGTAACTGAGGAAGGTTTTAATTATTCTGGCAGTAGTTTAAAAACAAGACATAGTGTTGTTTCTGTTGCTTACTTTAATATGGATAGTCAAGAAATTGATTATGAGGTAATAGAAGATGCCACAGCAATATCTAAAATAGGTACTGTTGTAAAACAAATAAAAGCATTTGCTTGTACTTCTCGTGGTCAAGCAAGAAGGCTAGGGAAGGCAGTATTATTTGCAGAACAAAACGAAAGTGAAGTTGTTGCGTTTTCTACTTCTATTGATTCTGGTGCAGTAGTTAGACCTGGCGTTGTTATTGAAATACAAGATCCAGTAAGAGCAGGAGTAAGACGAGGAGGTCGATTAAAAGCTGTGACCTCTACAACTGTTGTAACCGTTGATGATACCGCTGCAACAGATTTACCAACTTCTAACAATCCAACTCTTAGTGTAATTTTGCCTGATGGTAGTTTTGAGAGTAGAACAATATCATCTATTACTAATGGCACTATTACTGTAAGTTCTGCTTTTTCTCAAACTCCAAATGTAAATACAAATTTTCTTATATCTAATACAACTGTACAATCTCAACTATTTAGAGTAATAACAATTGAAGAACAAGATGGCATAAATTATTCAATTACAGCTTTATCTTATGTTGAAGGTAAATATGCATTTATTGAAGATGGCGAGTCAATACCTGTAAGGACAACATCAAATCTTACTGAATTAAAAGATCCACCAGGCGGCCTTGCTGCTACAGAACAAATATTTCCTATTAACAATCAAGCTATATCAAAGATTGTTATTAGTTGGCAACCTATTGTCGGTGTAACGCAGTATCAAGTTAACTACAGATTTGGTAATGACAACTTTATAAGTGAGAAAGTATCAAGACCTGATTTTGAAATAATGAACAGTAGAAAGGGTACTTATGATATTCAAGTATTTTCTTATAACGTATTAGATCAATTATCAGCTAGTTCTACAAGTATTCAATTTGAAGCTCTTGGTAAAACTGCATTACCACAAGATGTTAGTGGTTTATTAGTCGAACCAGTATCAGATCAGTTTATAAGATTACGTTTTGATAAGGCGACAGATATTGATGTTACGCATGGTGGAAACGTGGTTGTTCGACATAGTAACCTAACAGATGGAACGGGTACATTTACTAATTCTGTTGATATTATTCCTGCTTTACCAGGAAACGTATCTGAGACATTAGTACCAGCACTTGATGGAGAATATATTCTTAAATTTAGAGATGATGGTGGCAGACTAAGTTCTGGAGAAACTTCTGTTGTCGTAACAACTCCTGATCCACAACCAAAGTTAGCTGTTTTTGTTGATCGAGAAGACACAGATTCTCCTCCTTTTGCTGGTGATAAAGTTGATTGTTTCTTTTCTGATGATGTTAATGGTCTTGTTCTTGGGTCATTAGTTACTTTAGATTCTGAAGCTGACTTTGACGCTATTGCTGACTTTGACTTCTTAGGTGCTGTTGATCTTACTGGTGGTTCTTATGAATTTGCAAATAAATTAGATTTAGGAACGAAGCAACCATTAAGATTAAAACGACATTTTGTTACTCAAGGTTTTTATCCTAATGACTTAATTGACAAAAGATCAGGAAATATTGATACTTGGACTGACTTTGATGGAGCAACTGCTTTTGATGTAAATGCCAAGTTATTAGTTGCCACTACTGACTCTGATCCAGATGCAACTGTCACTGGAACATATGCTCAATCTGGTGCAACCATAACAGTTACAAAAAGTAGTCATGGATTTGCAATAGGAAGTTTTGTTGTTCTCACGTTTAGCTCTGGTAGTGGAGTTAGTGGAAACTATGAAATTAAAACCAAAACAACTAATGAGTTTACAGTTACAGCAACATCTAGTCAGACTACAAGTGGGAACGTCACTATTAGTTCAGAATTTTCAAGATTTAATACATTTGCTAATGGAACGTTTATTGCAAGAGGATTTAAATTTAGATGTGAGCTGGATACAGACGATCCAGCACAAAGTATTGAAATAGATCAACTAGGTTATACAGCAGAACTTGATAGGAGAGTTGAGACTGTTAATACAGCGATTGCTTCTACGACTTCAACAAAATCTGTAACATTTACTAATTCTTTCTTTACAGGATCTAGCGGAACAAGCGTTGCTGCTGGTTCTGCTTTGCCAACAATAGGTATTACTATAGAAAACATGACAGCAGGGGATGAATTTTTCTTATCTAATATTTCTGGTACTGGTTTTGATATTGACGTTAAAAATAGTGGAAGTAATGTTAATAGAAATTTCAAATATACAGCGATAGGATTTGGCCGTGGTAGTTAGTATTGGTTTAAGATATACTAAAAAGAAAAAGTGAGTTAAGTAATGGCTACACATGATTATGTTATAGACAACAGTACAGGGGCAAACGTTCGTGCTGATATTAATAATGTATTACAAGCAGTATTAACAAATAACAGCAATTCTTCATCGCCAAGTACAACTGCTGCTTATATGTTATGGGTAGATACAACAGCAAATATTGTAAAAATAAGAAATTCTAGTAATAACGCATGGATTAATTTATTTACTACTGCTGGCGGTGTTGATGTAGATGCTGCCAGTATTTTCAACGAAGATGTAACTTTTAACGGTGCTAGTTATAACCTTGTCTGGGATAGATCAGATAATGCACTTGAATTTGCTGATAATGCTCAAGCTCGATTTGGAAGTGGTGCTGATTTTAGAATTTTACATGATGCATCAAACACTTTCTTACAAAATGATACAGGTAATTTAGTATTAGCTGCAAATAGAGGTGGAGATGTTGGAGGACAAATATGGATTGATGCCCTTAATGGAGAAAGAGCTGCTAAATTCTACGCTAACGCACAAGTAGAACTCTTTTATAATGGTACAAAGCGTTTCGAGACTTTAAGTACGGGGGCTAAAGTAACTGGTCAGTTAAATTTTGACGATGGTAGTAGTTCAGCTAATACAAATGGTATTGGACTTGGTTCATCCCAAGATACTCGAATATTCCATGATGGTGCTTCACTACAAATAAGAAATAGTACGGGTCAAATAGGAATTATAACCCCTACAGGTTTTAAAATTTCTGCTGATGGCTCAAACGATACTATGTTTCACGCTCTTCAAGACGGAGCCGTACAGTTATATCAAGACAATGTACTCCGCTTATCTACAGAAACAACAGGTGTTCGTATCAATGTAGCTGGTAATTCTGGATTAAGGCTTGACGGTACGGTTGCTGATGTAGATCCTCGTATTGTTTTTAGAAGACACTCCAATGACGGTAATAACGCGGAACCAGCAGCAATTCAAATGACATATGTTGCTGGTACTACATATGAAAGTGGACATTTAAGTTTTTTCACTAATGGTGATTCGGGATCTGCTGG